TAAAATTCAGCCGCCAGAAGTGCGCTGTTATCGGCGATCACTTCCACCGCGCCAAATCCAAAGGGATAGCTGACAGTCTTGTTTCCAATAATGTCTTCTTGCACCTGTTTACCAGGTACCAGAAAGACGGTATAACTCAGCGGTTCTTCACCCAGCATTTCCACCCACACGGGGCGATTGTCTTCGAGGCTCTGATAGCTCAGTAAAAAGTCCTGAACGGCTTTTATGTCGCTCATAAGCCCCTCACGATGAATGCTTTCGTGCTTGCTTTGATCTGTTCACCATAGATCTTCCATGCCCGATCAAACCAGTAAGGACCGCCGTTGGGGTTGATGTTTTGCGTTGTCTTCCTGTTCACCAGGTGATATTGCCTCCATGCGTATGGAGCAATCCAAGCGACCTCGCCAGTGCCAGCTTCAGTTCCCAAAATACCGGACTTCACCAACATTGAGGTAACAACTGGCGCAAATTTATTAGAGGTGCGCAATACCTCACTGTCTAAAAACACTTGCGCGCGGTTGTGATTTTGATTTAGCATCGGCGCAAAGTTAGGATCCCATTTCAACTCAGTAGTTACCTGGCCACTCTTTGTGACCTTATGTTTTATCCACCCTCGGGGCGTTTCAATGAATGCGATTCCAGCCATTACGCGCCTCCAAGTTGTAGGTGTTTCATATTCGCGGCTCCATAGTCCTTCAGATCTACGGAAGTTACCTTGACCGCGTCATATTTCTTGATCAACGCAGTAATGGGGAAATTCGTGGTTATTTCATCTTTCACAATTCCCTTCACCAGATAATCACCAGTCTTTATACTGAGCGCCTCACGTTCGGATCCGTCACTCAGTAAAGAAGGTACCCAGATGTTTGCCTTATCGGCACCCAGATTCCCCGACTTGATGACGTTGGTCGCCTTGCTTGCTTGCCACATGACCTCATTAATTTCGTGTCGTGTGTAGGTCTGGGCGTTGTTCACAAGACGACCTTCGTACCAAGTCATAGAGTGGGGCGCGTACATATCACCAAACTCCCGGATACATCAAACCAGTATGGCCAAGATACATCTCAACAGCCGATTGCACCGCTTGAGCTTCGTGTGAGCGCAGTTCTTCACTTCCTCGATATTGCACCGAGTGATCACCCACTTTTTCGCTTTGAATGCCTAAATTCGCTTGACTTACTGAGCATTCCTTCATCACATCAGCGACCGCCATCGTTGCCCGTTTGATACGGTCAATGAGCGGCAAATTCGTGCCCGCTGTGATGATTGCCTCCGCCCGTTTGAACGTGAGGTAATCCACCTGGTAACTCGCGCGCGTGGCATATCCGTCGAATTCAGAAGCAGAGATGGACGTACCACCGTTACCTGTGTAATAGAGATAGTCGATAAATGCGTCCATTCCTGTTTCCTGTTATTTCTTGACTGGCCTCTTCGGCGCTGCGGGTTTTGGCTGCTCTGGCTCTTTGGGCTTTTCAACCTGTTTGGGTTCAGAAACTTCGATTCGTCCGATAGTGTGCGCCATCAGTCACCTTTTAGGCCTTGTTGTGCAAATAGATGCCATTGACCTTGTTTTCGTAAACATCGGCGAGACCATAAGCCCGGTAATTGAACTTCCAGCCATCAGCATCCTGAACAACATCCGGAGAGAAAATCTTTGCAACAGTATGCTTGGTGAACTGGAGTAAAGCAGGCTTGTGGACGATCATGAAATTGATGTCCTTGCCAGTCGTTGCATTTTTGATGTATCCGCCTGCTTCTTCGCCCGAAGTAGTACCGTCATACTGGTCGATCACGGTGTAGAAACGCGCCTGTGGCACTTTGGTAACACCCGCAAATGTAGCGAGTACCTCTCGGGATTTGGTGGTATCCAACGCCATGACCGCATTGATCAGGGTTGGGGTTGCGAACAAATAGCGCTCAGATTCGGGCACTTCAGCATCGTCCATCACGCCGGTAGCGGTGATCAGAGCCGTTAGGAAGGCTGCACCATCTGCGAGCGTAGCTGGGGTTGCAGCTGTGCCGGCGAGTCCGGCATAAGTAGCAAACCGAAAAGCGTCCAACTCGGGTACAACCTTAGTACGAACAAACTCGGAAGCAACCAACGGAAACCGTTGAATGGCTTCTTCTACGTCCATAGCGTCAACCAGGAGAGTCCGACCGCGGTCAAAATTGAACTTGACGGTCTCCATAACCAGCCCCACATTACCAGCAACGTATTTTCCTCCGCCGGCGCGATCAATGTCAGCCAGACCATCCAGGCTCAGTTTCGGGATCACGATCTCGTTGGTGTTGGCGCCTTGCTTCGCGAGCGCGGAGTTAGATTCCAAAACTGATGTTTTGGATTCAAGTTTGTAGACCTCATCCAGCGCATCGATGTATTTCTTAAAAAGGGCAATTGTGTTAGCCATTTAATCCTCAATCTTTCTTTTTAGGTGGCAGCCCCATCAGTGCGCGGTCTTTCTCAGTCAGTTCCAGATCATCACCTTTTTTCAAGGGGCTGTGCTTCGTTCCCTCAACCTCGACAGTCTTGGGCTCGGTAAATTTTTTGTTCTCTTCCAGGAATTTCTTGAGATTTGTCTCAAAATCCCCGTCCATCTTCCCAACCTTATAGATGACATAATCCGCATCTTCAGCGTTCACGCCAGCTCTGTAAGCGATGTTTTCGCGGCGGAGGGTTTCAGTGTCCGCCTTGAGCTTCGCATATTCCGCTTCTCGTTCCGCCTGCTTGTCAGCTTCTGTCTGTTGAGATTTCTGCCATTCCTCGAAGGCCTTCAGCTTGTCCTGGGGTGGCATCTTAGCGCGTTCCCGTGCCAGTCTGTCAGCAATCACCTTGTCAAGCTCTGCCTGGGTGAACGTCTTTTCCAGCTTTTCAGCTGTAGAATTGTCCTCGTTCTGAGTAGTAGTGTCCTGATCTTTATCAGTAGTGTTGGCTTCTTCTGCCATGGTATTCCTCCGTATGTTGCTCGTCAGCATGTTATTTTTTGCAAACAAAAACGCCGGATGTTGATCACCTTTTCAGGATCACAACTCCGGCGCTAATGCTGCTCGTGAGTTAGGGCAAGAGCCCTATTCAATTACAAAATAAGTATACCATATTTTTGGAATTGCAAGTGACACTCCGCTAGGGTTAAAACCCTGCGGCTTCTTTAGGCACGCACGCCGCAACCGGCCACGTTATGCCTAAACGGACGTGTCCCGCCCGTTGTATGTTCAAAGCGGCATTGTGATCCCTATCAAGCGATAGGCCACAAGCACACTCTACCCACCGATCAGAGAGGGTGAGATGTTCAAAAACAGTTCCGCAACCAGAGCAAGTTTTAGAGGTATAGGCCGGATTGACCGCCACGACCACGCGCCCAGCCTCTACCGCTTTGGCTGCGAGTCGTTGACGGAAATAGCCCCAACCACTATCCAAAATGCTCTTAGACAAATGCTTGTTGCGAACCATATTCTGAATCTGCAAATCTTCAACGGCAATCACATCATTGGCTTGCACCAAACCATGCGCCAATTTGTTCAGGAAGTCGCGCCGTTGGTTTTGTGTGTGGACGTGAAGCCGCTGCAATTGCAAGACCGCTTTGCGGCGATTCTTGCCGCCCTTCTTGCGCCTAGCTACGCGTCTTTGGGCAATCCTCAGCTTGGCTTGGCTGGCTCGATACCACTTGGGGTTATCGACCTTTGCACCGTCGGACAAGGTGATAAGACTGGCAACGCCAACATCTACCCCGACGCTTTGGCCTGTGCTTGGCAATGGTTCGGGCTGTTCGACTTCACAGGCAAAAGAGACGTACCAGTGTCCCGCCTTGCGAATTACGCGCGCCGTCTTAATTTGCCCTTCGAGATCGCGATGCCAACGCACCGCCACGCGACCGATACCCGACAGTTTCAAGCGTCGCCCATCCAGGCGAAAGCCGTTGCCGTACTCTTTGAAGCCAAAGCTATCAAAGCGGTTCCGTCCTTTGAAGCGTGGATAACCTGGCTTCTCACCAGCCTTGACGCGGCGAAAGAAGGCTTGAAAGGCTTTGTCTAAGTCGGACACAACCACTTGCAAAATATGGCTATGCACCGTCGCCGCGTACGGGTTGGTTCGCTTGAGCGTTTTCACCTGGCGCAATTGAGCGAACTTGCTTACGGTGCGCTTCTCTTGCTCATAGGCTTCTTTGCGCTCGGCAAGACAATCATTGTAGAAGCGGCGGCAAGTCTCAAGCGTGGATTCAAACAAACGCGCTTGGCTCTTGGTCGGATAGAGGCGATACTGGAAGGCTTTCAGCATCTAAACACCCTTTTGCGCCTCTATATAACGACGGATCGCTTCTTCGCTGACATTGCCCGCTGTACTGGCAAAGTAGGAGCGTGTCCACATCGAAGGCAGTTTTCGCAAAGAAGCATACTTTTCTCGCAGCCGGCGGCTCGTTGCGCCTTTGCACTCTTTGACCACATCCGCCGCGCTGTCGGTTGTCCAGACACGCACAAAGAGATGGACGTGATCGGGTTGGATGGCAAGCTCAAGAATTTCCCATCCCTTTTCCTTGCACTTTTCTTCAAGGAATTGGCGACAGTCGGCGGCAATACTGTTGACCAAAACAGGCTTGCGCCGCTTGGGACACCAGATGAGGTGATAGACAATCAGGTGAACTCGGTGTTCATCTCGTTGATATTCCATATGTTGAATTATACAGGATTATCAACGAACAGTCAATTAATGCAAAACGCCCCTGTGTTAGAGGCGTTTGCTCATAGCTTAGTGGATTGGTTCATTCGCAACGACTACGTACGGCTATATTATACACCAGTATTTATTTCGCCTTCACCGGTCTAAACCCACTAACCGCCATTCGGTCCCGTGAATCCGGCAATCCAAACTCCCTACTGAGTAAAGAATACTTATCCTGTAGTTGATTGATTCTCAATTG